GACGGGAAAGGGAACTTTCTCCAAAAAACTGGAAAACTTATAAACAAAGAAAGTTCCGCTTTCCCGTTGCTCTTCACCTTGACAAGGCAGTGGGTGCATTAACACTCCACACGGGGGTCGGAACTATAGAATACCATTGGGCATAAAAAATGCCAACGGCAAAAGTTGGCGAACAGTCTCGCCTTGTCAAAATGAAGAGCACTGCAAAGATGCAGGTTTATTTTGAAATGGCAAAAGAAAAGCGGAGATTTTTTGTCTCTCTGTGAACGGATGTGCTCCGTGCAAAGAAATAGCTTAGATATCGGAGTCCGGCGTAACATCAACAATCTCCAGCAATTTTCCATACTTAGTCAAAATAGCTTGTTTTGCTTTATCATGTTCTGGAAGAACGGAAAAGAAAGCGGCGGTAAACAGCTTATCCAAACTTATTTCATGGAGAAGCAATTCTTTTGCCTTATCTTTCTCCCCAGTCGAGCAATACAGTAAGAACATTGCTTGAAAGTTTTCGTTTGGTACCATTTTCTTTTTAATTTCCTCTACATGATTACATAATGCAAAGAATCGAACAAGCAGAACGATTTCAATAACAGCAGTCAAAAAAATAATAAAATGAATAATTGTTTCCATTTGGTGTTTATTTATATTAATTCGTACAAAAATCAGAATAACTATTCAGTTAACGAAAAGAAAAGCGGAGATTTTTTGTTTCTCTGCTTCGACTTCAATTATTTATAGTATTTTTGCCAAAAAGGAAACCAGCATGAATATTACATTCTACAGAATACTTCAAATACTCATTTGGCTAATAGGATTCATTTTTGTAGCCGCCATTTCTTATATCTGCTATACTTTAGGAACATCGCTAAAATAACAATCCAAGCAGAAATGATACGATGGCAACCACTGAACTTACGGCCCCTATGACTTTTCCTGCGACTTTGAACTGTTCTTTTATGGATAGTTTCCGCTGATAATTTTTCATTCCCCAGCGTGCCATCTTCTGTCCTTCCGGTGTTAGCCGGAGCCAACCTTCACCAAGCAGGGCTACCAGCTTATAGTCATCTATCAACGTGTCGAACACGAAGTTGATGTCTATCCTATCCATTCTTTCAGCAAACTCTTTAAGCAATAGGCTGCGTGCGTTATCCTTGTTGACACGCCCGTCATGCTCCACCAGTATCCCAAGCAGTCTGTCTGCTATCTTTATTTGCTTTTCTGTCATCGTATTAAAATGGTGAATCCCTTATCAAAACGCGCCCAAAGGTATAGCCACACCTTAACCCGGTTTTACGGATTACGTTTTGAAAAGGGATTCATATTGATAAATGTATAGCTATGTTGGTATTGGGCGTTGCAAAGATACGGAAAATCCCTGGAAATGGAAGAAGTGCAAATTTATAAAAAACAATAACACATAGTAAATTTGTTATGTATTTATTGCACATATCAAAAATACTATGTATCTTTGTAGTGTTCAATAAAACAAGGAAGTAATGGAAAACAAAAAAGAGATTTTGCTAATTGCCCAGAAGCTAACCGAGCTAAGGTTGAAACAAAAGATGCTGAAATGGGCATTTGAAAACAGTAAAGGGTTACCGGAAGAGAAGATGAACGCCATACTTGATGAAAAATTGAGAATAGACCATCTGATAAAAATGCTGGAAACCAAACTAAAAGAATTAGAAAAGTAAAAACAGCCCCCTCGGACGAAAAGAGGGGGCAAAAAAAATTTGCTTATGAAAACAATCAATGACGAACTGAAGGAACTTACCGCCATTCTAAATGGAGATTCAACCAACAAGGAAGAGGAATACCAACAGAAGTTCTTGTACATACAAGAACATTACACCACGAAAGCCGATTCAGAAGCTATTGCCGACTGGCTGTTGAACGGGTATCACGAACTGGCTAAAGAAGCGGAGGAGCTGAACCGTACAATAGCCTTGCAGGAGAAGATAAAGGAGATGAAGGAAATTGTGCCAATCTCTTATATCGCCCGTAATTATTTCGGGAAAAGTACGGCTTGGCTGCAACAGCGTATTTATGGCTACAAGGTACGTGGCCGTGTCTATACGCTAAGTGAACAGGACAGGCTGATTTTTAATAATGCCATCCACGACATTTGTAACAAATTAGGCTCGCTATCCATAGCTTGATAGACGTTTTATTGAACATTCTGTCCCCGCAGCTTCGAGCCACTGTGGGGATTTTTTATTCTATCCGGTAAAAAGTTCCCTTCAGTACCTTGCTTAATCCATCAACATCTATTTCCGTCTCAATCTTCTCGCACAAATACTGCTTGTTGCCTATAAGAAACACCTTATTCACATCTGGCAGCTTATTGGCTTGGAACTGGATTGTGTAAGGGATATTGGAGTGGAACAGACTGAGTGTCGACAGCCTATGCCCAATACTGTCCGGGCAGACATCGTTCAGACTGAGGGAGTACGGGAGGAAGTCGGTGGTCTGGGCTTCCGGCTTTTGCTGGTAATCTGTGAAGGGATAGGCGTAGTCGTAGGCTTTTGTCTGTCCGTTGAAGGTCACGTTTTGGCGGTTGAAGATGCCGGTATTGAAGGCTACCTCCATACAGTCGTTCTTCTCCAGCTTCTTCTGTCCGTTGCCCTCGATGGTCTCTTGTATGTTGAAAGACTCTTCGGAATATCCTGTGGAATAATAGCCGACTATCGGGACATTCATCATCATTGTTCCTGTCTTCTCATATCCTCTGTGGTTTGGCAGCAGCCTATAGATACCCATGTCGTATTGTGCGATTTTGACCGGGACAATCTTCAGTGAAATGTCATCACTGGAGTCAGTGGTGCGTACCAGGTCGGCATACAGGTTCACTTCACGCAAGGAATCGGTATTGTTCTCCTCATCGTTGAAGTTGATGTAATAGCGTTTGCCTACGATGAAGATGTGGTTCTTCTTGTTTCTGTCGGTCATCGTGCCGTATGCTTTGAGCAAGGCATCGTAAGAGTCGAACTCTTGTGTTGCAGCAGCTTCCAGAATGTTTCTCTCGATACGGCAGTAACCGTCGTTTGTGTGGGACGGTAAATTGTATGCGATATTGCCCAGGCTCAAATCCTTGTCGTTCTTCTCTTCTGTAATCTCCACCTCAAACTCTCTGAGCAAGGAGTCATTGGTGATGACAATCTTCTCGGAGTTTGAGAAATAGTCATTCAGGCTGACAAAACGCACTTCTTTGGTATGCTCGTTGACGACTGTAACGGCACAATAGAAGTTCTCAAGTTCATTGAAGAAATCAGAGACCGTCCAGTGCGGCAGATTATCGGCAAGCGTCCAGTGTGGTTGGACATGGGGTGTCTTTTTTGAGCGCACGTCATTGCATATATAGACATCTCTTAGAAAGTTGTTGTCGAAAAAGGTAAGGTCGAGTGTATAGCCAAAATGTTCGACCACCCTCCGGATAGCCGTAATCAGGTAGGGTTGCCAACATGCCACTATGCTGTCAGTCGGTGCAAAATCATTGGTGCCATTCTCATAGAAAACGTTGTTGTCAAGGTTCTCTTCTTTGGCCTCTTGGTAGAACACGGGAAGCAATACGGATTCGACTTCATCGACAGATCCGTAGAACTCGCTCATTCTTGCCGCCGGCAAGAAGCCCTGAACGTCGTATCTGAAGCCTATATCGCCCAAGTCTAATTCGTCGATGTAGATGTCATCATTGGTCAGGAGGTTGAATTCGGCATTGCCGGAGACCAACTGCACCTTGACTTGTGTGTCTTCTACTGACAACAGCACTGTGCTGCCATTGAGCAGGCACCGGGCATCTACGATGAGCATGGCCGGAAGAATGGTTTTCTGCTTGGTCACGTCTAACCGGTTGATGTGTTTGAAGATGGTGTTGTTGGCGGGCATGGGCAGTTCGATGTCCAACGAGTAGCTGGAGCTGCGCGTGAAGTAAGGGTTCTCGGCGGTGAAGGTGAATGAGAATCCTTCGGGAAGTACGGCGCGTTGGCCGTTGATGTATAATTCGGTCATTTCTTGGATTTGTTGCGTGATTTGTTGTAGGTCAATGCCTGGTACTCTTTTTGTGCCTGGTTGATGCCGTGCTTGCCGGTGACGTAGGTCTCGGCCACAATTTTCTCGCCCAAACGGGTGTGCAGTTTGCGGAGCATACGGGTGCACTCCACGAGCATGGCCACCGTGGCGGGGTCGTTGGTGGTGGTCGTGGCACCGGCTGCAGGCGACTTGGCGGGGACGGTGCGGGCGGTTCTGCCGGGTCCGGCGACTACCGCGATGTCTTCGGCGGTGAGGTTGCCGACGTTGCCGCTGCGCTGCGCCACGTCGATGGCGTCGAAGATGGGGCGCAGGTGCGGGTTGGCCACGGCAAAGCGGTTGGCGACAAACTCGTTGGAGTGGACGATGCCCTGGGGCTGGTCCCAGTCGCCGGGACCGGTATAGCCGCCGGTGTAGAAATTACCAACCATCCCTTTTACTACAGCAAAAGCCGCTTTGATAGCAGCTACTTGGGCAGCTGCTTTAGCGGCACCGATAAAGGAAAATGGAGCTGTTGCCGCCAAATTTTTTGCGGTGATTTCCAGTATGGAGATTTCAATAACACGTTCCAAAGCATCCAGTGCCATCATAATGGTTTCACGTAAGAAATTCTTCAGCGAAAGTTCGCCAGTGGCAATCATTTCACCAATCGTTTCTCCGAAGTCGGAAGCGATATCCGTCACCAGAGAGGCATATTGCCTATGCATTTTCATGGTTTTGTCGTATTTCTCTTTCTCGGCATCGGTCTGGGCTTCGGCCTGCTCCTTCTGTATCTCCGTACGTTGTTCCTCAGTCAGTTGGTAGTTGTGAAGCAAATCATTCCAATACCGTTTCCGAATCTCGTTCACCTCCTGGGAGAAATCCTCCTCGGAAGTCAGGTTCCTATAATGATAGGAAGCTGCTTCTTCCAATTCGATACGGAGTTGTTTCTGACGAACTGAAAGGCGTTCTTTGGCAATCTTGTCTGATGCTTTCTGACGCTCCTTTTCTGTCTTTTCATCCTGTTTTTTACATTCTTCATTGAACTTGATTTGTGCCTCCAGCATCTTTACCTGCAACTTCTCACGTTCATGCGGCTCCAGCCCCATTATCGCCAATTTCTCATCCAAAGTCTTTTTCTCCAAATCTATCTGAAGGGCAGTATATTCCTCGTTAGTCTGGATTTCTCCCTCAAGATAAAGCTTCTGGAGATGGGTGAGCTGTTGCATGTGGTTAGTCTCTATATCCTCCAATTCCTTGCTGACACGTTTTTTCCGCTCTTCTTCAGATTCAGAACCTCCACCACTGCCACCGTTTCCGGTAATTGTTGGAGAATCTGGAGTAATAGTCTTGTATTTATCGTTGATGGCAAGCAACTGGGAGGTATAATCCTGCATCATCTGTTCGTAATACCGAACGTTATCGTCAAGACGTTTTTTCTGGGTAGCCCATACGCGGTATGCAGTGGGTGATATCCCGTTGACTGCTGCAAGTTCCTCAACGGACTTGTCCATATTGATGGGGTCATTTATCTCCCATTCGAGATTTTTAAATTTCATGGCATCGGAACCGTTCTCCTGAATCCATTCTGACCTTTGTGCCAGGGCTTCTTGTAATTTGGCATTGGCCGCTTGCTGTTTGGCTGTGAGCAACAGCTTTTCTACATAACCGTCCAGCGCTTGCGTGTTGTTGTTGATAAGCACCCCCTCTTCCGTCAATGAAGCATGATATTCCGGAACAATGGACTGAATATCTTCTAATGCAGCCTTCCGTTTTTCATATGGTTCTTTAGAATCCTCAAGCACTTTCCGTAAAGCATCCAGCTTATTTTTTTCTTCGCTAATGCTTTTTTCAGCCTCTCTATTCATAACCACCAGTTCCTTTTGCCTACGTGCTGCAGCAGAAGTACGCTGAGCGTAGATATACAGTCCTGTTGCTGCGGCTGCAACGGTTGTGGCAATAGCAACAAAAGGATTTAATCCTAATACCGCCCATGCTGCCCGTGCCGCTTTAGTTGCGGCAGAGAAGCGGAAGGTTAAAGTCTCCAGCGCTGCTCGGAAAAGTAGTGTACTTGCTGCCACTGTCCGGGTTACGATATTATGAGAGCGCATCTGTAATATCAACCTGCCTATTGCCTTGTAATCTCCTGCCAATGCGTCGTTCAAAGCAGTGGTGGCTACCCGGTAAGCCGTTTGGATGGCGATTCCTGCTCGTAAGACTAAGTTGTAAGTAGTATGATAAAGAGATATGAGCTTTAATGTGGTATAATAAGCTACCAGAGGAACCGTTAGTGTTATTACTGTTGTGCCCCATTTGTTGCACCAGTCAATCAATCCCGGCAAATACTTGAGCACATTGGTCAGCATATTCGTACTCACCGTCAGAGCCGGATTCAGTTTCTCTCCCAAATCAATGGCTGCCAGCTTCATCTTATTACGTGCCTGCTCCAGTTTGGCCTGTGCAGTATCACTGTTTATGGCCGCCTGCTCATACGCCACATTGGTACCGGTGACGGCAGCGGTGAAGTCTTTCACCATCTTCGTGTTCTGAAGGATTACGGATGCGGTATTGTAGCCTTCCTCCCCGAACATCTTCTTGATGGCGCCTGCATCCATGTTCTTGTTCTTCAGATTCTCCAGTGCCTTATCCAACCCGACGATTTTAGGGTTGGTCTCGTCCGCTCCGGTCTGAAGAACCAGAAAGAATTTCTTCAATCCCGTTCCGGCCACTTCATCCTTTATACCCCGATAGGCAAGCGTTTCAATCAATGCGACCGTCTGTTCAATGGGAACATTGGCCGAAGCCGCTGCGGTACCTGCATTCCGGATAGCTTTTGCCTGGCTTGCGATATTGGCGGAACCTGCCTGGGAGCCGGCAGCCAATACATTGGTAAACCGTCCAGCCTGGTCTGCCGCTGCCCCATATTGGTTGAGTGATAAAGTAAGCGAATCAACCGCTTCGTTCAGGGTGATGTCCTTGGCTGCCGCCTGCAATCGCATGGCTTCCTCCGTAACAGCCTTGAGCGCTTCCTTGTCTCCCAGCAGTTCCGGCTTGGCCGAACCGACCAGCATGAACGCATCCAGGATTTCGGCTGCCGACTGGCGGACACGCAAGCCCTCTTTTGTCATGGTGGTGGAAAGCGTCTTGGCCTGCCCGGTCAACCAGGCAATGCTGTCATCATCAAGTCCGGTCAAGGCTTTCAGCCCGGCCTGGGACTCCTCCAACTTGTTGCGTTCGTCTCTGATGGCGCGCAAGGCAAGGGTAAAACCGGTAAGGAAACCTATTACGGACAAGATAACTCCACCGAAACGGTTGAACCAGTCTACCATACTGCCAATACTGACAGTCGCTTTCTTGGTTTCGGTGGTGATGCCTTTTATCTCCTGGCGATGCTGTTTTAAAATCCCCTGAAGATGCTGTATCTTCGCCATGGTGCGGTTGTATTCCTCAGAGCCGCGTGTCATTTCCTTAATGTCACGCTGTAGGCGTTTCATCTCCAAATCAATGGAATTGATGTCATTCTTAATTTCCTTGCCATCGATGTACAAGTAGACACCTCTTTTGACAGTCTTGTCACTTTTTGCCATAACGTTTTTCAATTGTTATTTTATCAAACTTCTGAAGCACATTCTTGAGTGCCTGGTCACCGTAATACTCTCCGGATAAATCTGCCAGTGATTCGATGTTATCCACAATGGGAGGGTCTAACCAGGGTAGGGGACTTCGCCGGATAACGGCATAGTGTTCATCAACGGTACGCATGCGCCGGATACGATATTCAGAAACACGTAAAGAACGCAGTTCCTGACGTTTCTTCTTATCGCTCCATGCCGAATGTCCCTTCATTATAATTCCGTTCTTGACGATATATCCACGCCCGGCGCCATACTCCCGGTACGCACCATACCGGGCAAAGCGGAAACCCAGACCGACATAAGCCGGTCCACCTTCACGGTCTTTCAGCCAACGGGATTGCAGTTCCCTACGCAATCTGCCGGTTGCGTGTGTCCGTTGTAGAATATTTACGGAGGTATTCCTGACTTTCCACGTCCAGTTCTCAACTCCTCGATTGAATTTCTCGGAGGTCATTAAACTCTTTTCTTCAGTTATTGCCATAAAAAAGCCTTTAGTTCCGGACACAAAACTAAAGGCTGAAAAGAGTGGAAAAAAGGACAAGAATTCAGCGGACAGAGAACTTGAAATCATTGACCCGGTTCAGCCATCCTTTCCGGAATACAAGCTGCGACGGGTCCCTTTTACAGATTTCTTCAATAAACCGGATTCTGTCTGTCTTGATAGCTTCGAACAGCTGCCGTTGGTTGGCCAGATTGATACTTGCAACCGTCTGAGGACCTACGATGCCGTCTACATTGATTTGCAGTAGTTGTTGTACCCTTGTGATACCGGGACGTCCGGAGGCCCACACCCAATCCACACAGATGTTCGCAATGGACTGGTTGTGTATGAAGTCCGCTTGGTAACGGTCCCAATAATACTTCTTGAAAACATGAAAAACGTCATCCGGAGTAATCATGCGTAAATCATCCGCATCAATATCTCCGTCACCATCCTTGTCATAACCACATGATTTCCACGTAGACAAGGTTATCCCCATATTGGTTTTGCCACCTTTGTCATTTTTGTGGTCACTCCATCCGCCTTCCCATTTGCGGATGACCTTGAATAAGATTTCTGCTTTAGCCATACTACTTTTATATATTTCATTATCTTACGTTTCTTCTATTTCTATAATATTCAGCGGAACCTCCATCCATCCTTTTGTCGCATTCTCCATCCCCCATTGCAATTCGAACATTCCCGATTCCGGTACGGTGATTTCCTGTTCAAGCCATCGGGTGAGATTGCCTATGACATCATAACCGTCCGGCAGTTCAAACACATTGGCAACACCGTCCACGACGGTCTGTACCTTCATGAATTCCGTGGAGTTCTTATAAGTGGAGTTCAGGGAACAGAACAGCCGCAGACGGTATGTCCCTGGAGAGAGATGTATCGAGGCTGTCCTGTGTCCGTATGTATTCTGCGGGAAACCGTTATACCTGACATATTTCTCCAACACACTGTCCGGATACATGCCACTATCGTCACCTGTAGTTGCACCACCGACCCTGATATCCTCATTGAAATTGACGGAGTCCCCTTTGACGACAGTTCCGGCATCTTCCCCGGAATCCCATACAAAGGTCCGGGCTGTCGCCGAGTAATTCATCCTATTGATGCCAAGCCCACTGTCAAACACACATCCGGGGGCAACATCATCATAGGCCCATCCTATACTGACCACTGCCTTACGCGGCGGATTGATGGTGATGCTTGCGGACCGGGTTTCAGTCATCTGCCCGAATCCGTCCATCAGTTGTACATACAAGGTCTTCGCGCCCGTTGTATCAAACGTATAGGAGAAACGTTCCGTAAACGCAGTCCAACCGGCAGAGGTCAAATCCTCCGTTTCACCTGCACGGTAGTATCGGGGCATGACAGAACCGCTGTATGATATTTCAACACTCACAGTCTTTCCGTTCTTTTCAGGAACACCGTCCTCTATCACGACAGAGGACAGTACCAACGGGCTTTCCTGATAGATGATGGATGCGGATTTAACAGCGCTCTCTTCCGTAGACGACTTTATCTGGCAGTACAATGTCTTCGGTCCTGTGGAAAGGAATGTGAATTCTACGGTATCACCGCTCCACTCCGACCACACCGTGTCGGAAAAGTCCCTTTTCTCACTTATACGGTAATGTGTCACCTCACCCTTGCAATTCATCCGCACGCTGACCTTATTGCTCAAGGTACTGGCGGCACCTCCGTCTATCACAATGGATGACAGTCCGAAAAGGGCATCCACGATGTCCGGACTCCTATATTTCCCAAGGAAAGGGCCTATAGGGAACACCTTGTCGTACCAATTTTTATAGCCGTTGAAATCAAAACGGAAACTGTCGCCGCATCCTCCTTCAACCAGAGGCGAGGAGGCGGCAATGCGATAGTCCAGATTGATGGAATCGGCAATCTTGTACCGCTCGTCAATAGCCTGGAAATCGAAAGGGTAACGCGGGTATTCCAGTTCCATGTTCCCCTCTACTTTCCAACCGGACATTATATCCGCCGCCTGACCTCCCCAGGCTCCCTTATGTACACAGAAGTTGTCCAGAATACGGACATTCTTGCATTTGTTCGCCTGACTGAACAGATATGGCACGCCATACGAGAAGAGGATGTTGTTATGTATATTAATCAGATGCCCTATTGTCAACCCGGTATCATAATCGGACTGCGGGGGTTCCTGGAAGCCCCCCAGATAGAAAGCGCTTGAGACTTCCGTGCCGGGAGCGATGATATTGTTGAAAATCTCCACATCACCCATGCACAGGCACTGGATGGCAGGGCCGAAATGCCCGCGTATGACATTGTTGTATATTTTGCCACTGAGACCGAGGGCAAGAGCCGATGTCTGGTCCTTCTCCATACGGTTACCGCCATTGATGAATTCATTATAGCATATCTCGGCATCTTCGGCATTATTGAGCTGGAAGTTGTCATAACCCTGATTCTCATAGATATTACGGTATATGCGGGTGTTGTACAAGTGGTGCGCACGGTATCTGACCTCCTCCCCGTTGCTGTTGGTACCGGTATAATAATTAGGACTGTAGTGTCCCAGATAGCTCCCTTCTCCGACCGTGTCATGAATATGGTTATGATGGAGCCTGAGATTTTCCAGCCTATAGGCAGGCCACCACCCCTGGGGGTTATCGGCCGTGGGGTCTGTCTTGATCATGAATCCGGCAAAATCCGCCTTGTCGATCTCGATACCAAAGAATTCAAGCTCGTTCGAATAGTTGGTGACTTGTATGGCGATATTCGCAAATTCCGGCATGGCAATCATTCTGAACCCCTTATCTAGATTATGATAGCCCCTACCGTCAAAGACGATATGGGCGCAGTCATTGAAGAGTATGCCGAACCAATAGAACCAGTTGAATTCAAACGGCTCCTCAGTATCTATCGTGAAAATGATCGGATTCTCCCGCGTGCCCTTGAAATTGTCAAGACGCAGACGCATGGGGTATCTCTCACCGAACTGCGGGTCATATTTTAGGATAACCGTACAGCCTGCCGGATAATCCTTACCGTCTATAATCCAGCTCTCGGCTCCACCCACAATCTTGGCGTCGGGGACGAGATACTCAACCGCTTCATCACGGGGGGCAAGCGCGGGGGTAACGGTTATGAGCTTGTTGATACGTTTGGTAAAAGTCACACCGGTCAGGACATCTGTCACGTCCACCTCCACATCGTATATTCCACGGTCGGACACAGCATCGAAGGTATAGGGGGATGCCGCCCAGACAGTCGGTCCTGGACGGCTCGTGTCAAAGCCGACGGTTTTCACTGGTTCCGGTTCATTCTCCTTGTATATACGCGCAACGATGGTATTGTTGCGGGAAGTGGCATAACCGTTTTCGGCATATATCGAAAGATAGCCCCTTTCCCCGACACGCACTATCTCAGTGGCGGTAACCATAAAATAGGGCTCGGTGGCGGGAAGCATCGGATATGCGATTTTCCTGACAGAAGCGTTGCCGCTATCGTTGGATACACTGACGCTCTGTATGAACTCACCTGCGGCAGACATATCTACAGTCTCTGAGGATTTTCCCAGTACACAATCCAGGACAGACCGTTCAGACCCGGCTCCACCATCAAGCAGATACTCGTGTTGCCTCACCCATTCGCTTGTACTTGATATGGTAACTTTGTCCCCGACCAGAGGGAAAGGGTTGTCAAGTCTTGCGGACAAGGAGGGAATGCCGATCAGGGCTTTCAGAATCTCGTGGTATTTCATATATTCATCATTATTCAATGGTTACATCATATAACTGGTCTGCTGTATATTCTCCGTTCCCGTCAAGCTTCGGACGGATGGAGAACGATGCCAGGCGGCCGACAGATACAATCCGGTTACCGACATCGTCCGATTTGGTTATGTTGAACACAACCATCCTGTCCCGGTTCTTGGACCGTGCAAGCAACACCAGGGTCTGGTCTGACGGCATACTGTATTGGGCAGCGCTGCTGAAGACTTCATTGCTGTAACGGTTTATACCGTCGTAGCCATCGGTGGTGTCGGCTGTCTCGTCAAACTCGACGCTGTAGTAGTTGTCACAGCCGATGCTGGTATTGTCCCGGTCATTCGTCTGGTACTTGTAATCGAATTCACGTACATATTCCGCGACGCTCTTGTGAATGGCTGCCAGTTCCGCTGTCAGACACGGGCGGTCATCCATCAGGATGGCGCTCCCGTCGGTAATCTGTGCCGTGCCAGCCTCATATCCCTGTGCTTGTATGTACGCAAGGTTTCCCTGGTTGTTTCCGGCAAAATACACCGGTGAAGTATTGTCGGCCATGGAGTACAATACGGTCTCCTTATTATAAATATTACTGCCACTTATGAGGCTATGGACGCTCGAAAGGATGAAGATGCCATGATTCTGCTCATTGTGCCGGACAAATATATTGTTCACATTGACCAGCCTTTCGATAGCGGAAGTGCTCGAACGCGCGAAAAACTCCTGGAAATAGCCGCTGCTGAACACGAAGGTATTGTTCGCGATTATTATTTCCTTGGACATGCCGGGGAACGTGAACCACGTGCAGTCCCATTGGTATTTCGGAAGCTCCATGTTATCATGCATGTAATTGCCGGATATGAATATCTTGTCCGCGCCGAGTTCATTGCTTATTCCGATGACCGGTCCGCAGGTCTTGTAGATATGGTTACGCTCTAAGAACAGTTGTTTGACCTTGCCTACGGAAATGGCTACCTCATTGTAATGGCTGCCGTCTATGTCACAATCCATGATATAGACATCCGTTGCCGAAAGGCTCATGATTGACGGGTGCCCGACCACTTCGGCCTGCATCACTGATTCGGAGAATCTTATCTTTGATATATAGACGGTATTCGCGTCTGTAATGGAAATCGGCTGGACAACGACCTGCGACATACGGATATTATGGAGACACACATTCTCGTATCCTTTGACCGTAATGCCGTAGCGGGTGCGGTAATTGGAGTTCGGACTCTTGGTGCTCTGCCCTTTGACGGTCAGGTTCTCAAAGTACAGGTTGCGGCAAGGCTTGCGTTTGGAGATGTTTGTGGCATAGATGCAGGCGGGCTCCTCCGGTGCATAAACACCCTCGTAGGTATTGAAGTTCAGGAAGGTGATGTCCCGGATGATGATGTTACTGCAATCCTCGATATGTATGCCACCGAAACCGCGGCCGTCGAGTGTGCATTTGCCGGCCCCGTCAATGGTAAGTATATGTGCGGTATCCTGGTTCCAGCCTTTCATCTCCACGCTCCACATGCTGTCCTCATCCTGGTATCTGTTGCCCTTGTAGTCTATGTTGGTCTGGGTGCATGTTATCGTCACATCCTGCGTCAGACCGTCGGGATAGTCCTCCATGACCGATTTGGTCGCGTTGTAGATGCCGAGATATTGCCGTCCGTTGTCGCTGCGGACATAGACGGGCGGTATGACCTTGTTCCAGTCCTCCGCTCTCATTGCCCAAAGATTCAAGATACCCGCAAAGAGACGCCCCACACGTTCGGACGTATTCTCACCTTTTCGGGTGGCACCACGTACCTGGTCGGAAAGGGACTGCAGAATCTCTATGGAATCATCTCCTTCGGCAGTATCGAACTCGATACCGGACTGCTCCAGCAGATCCAGGATGCCGGCAAAAACACGTCCGACACGTTCGGCGGTATTCTCACTGTCCTCGGTAGCACTGCGTACCTGTGCCGCCAGTTCCTTCAATGTCCCAAGCGTATCGTATCCCTCGGAAGGCTCGAATGAAATTTCGGATTCTTCCATGAGGGCAAGGATGCCCACAAAGAGACGCCCGACACGTTCAGCCGTATTCTCACCTTTTCGGGTGGCACCACGCACTTGTGCCGCCAGCTCCTTCAATGTTGTAAGTGTATCAGACATACTGTATCATAAAAATGCATTGCGGCAATTCAAAACCTTGTAAAGTTCGGACAGATGTATTGCCGCAACCACGCCATAAAGCTGGTTATCATTGTTTACCACATAATCCGCTTCCACATCCTCCAAGGAAAAAGCGAGCCACAGCCTTTTCTTCCTTTTGTCTTCCAAAATTTGGTTGAGCAGCTCATCAAGAATGCGCTCGCACTTGTCAAGGGCAGCCTCTATCTGCTCATAGTCGGAGGTGTCGGACACATGCTCCACAATGAAGAGCAGGTAATCGCGGTCTTTTCGGTATGCACCCGGATTACCGCCGTAACCGAATCCTGAGCCACGGTCCACAATCACTGCCGGATAGTGGAGCACGCTGTCCAGTGCCGTATGCTTCTCTCGTTCTGATGAGAGGAAGTGTACTTCATCATTCTCCTTGTGTCGTATATCGACATGCCTTTCAGCCAGATTCTCTATGTATTCCGAAAAAGTCATTTCTTCTGTTTTTGGGCGTCACGTATCCTTTTGTTGAGCAGGCGGAATGCCGTTGCCACCGGCATCGCCTGGTATTTCTCCATCACCGCCACATCGTCACCGACAAAGGCGTCGAAGATGTCGAGCCAGTTGACAGACGGTGCGGCGGGACTATTCCGCTTTTCCTCCGGTTCATCATCCAACGGAAAGAGGAAAGGAAAAGCCTTTGAAAGCCACCTCTTGACAAAAACGTAGTTCAGGAATATGGCATACTTGACGTACCTGTCAATCTTTGTCACCTTCATTATCCGTTTTTGCAGTATCAGCGGTTTCTGCCTGCTAAATAAGCCGTTTTTCCCACCTGATGGTAGGACAATATATTCGTTGTCCTTCAAATAGAGCATTGCTACGAAAGTGTCCAGTGAGGCATCCTTGCCGTCACGGACATATCGGTTGAAAGCAGTGTCCACGTGCATGAAGTGCTCGAAACACATCCCCTTCAGACGGTCACCCGGCGCTTTCAGCCCGGAGACGGCAGGAAGGATAAAGCGGTCCATCCGGACACGGCAGTCGCTGATGAACTCCACCAGTTCGCTCAGCTTATAACTGTAATAGGTGTCGGAACCGACCCCGGACGGCAGGGAATAGAACTCCTTCAGGAAGGATGGTTCGTCTATTTCCTGAAGATAAAGCCGCGACACGAGCAGGAACTGTGCCGGTGTCAGCTCCTCCCATTTCTGGGGTATCCGACGGATTATCTCATGGCGGATTCCGAATCTACGGTATGCAATGCGAAGCTCCCTCATGTCCAGAATGTGCGTTTATGGTCATTGTCCCGGTCGTATATCTGCCTGGGATCACCCTCATAGAAATTCTCAAAACAACTCCGTGCTGTACGCAGCAGAACGGTCATGTACATGTCCGCATCCGCTTTCAGATTCTGGATCTGTACGGCTATGCGCTCCGTATCGACGGGTCTCTTCTCCTCATTGCCCTTCTCACCCGGCTGTACAGCGGTGAAGTACAGCCCCCGGTCCGTGACGCTACCCGTCTCCATCAGCAGCCGTCTGACCGCCATTGCCACAATGTAGCGGGAGCAGGCAAGGCGTAACCGTTCCACACTCTTCCGGGCTTCTTCATCTTCTGGGGGATTTACCAGTCCGTCAATCAGATGCTCATACAGCTTGTCACCGATGGCCGGCTGAAGGAGCATCTCCTCGGCAAACTTCAGGTGCGGCTGCAGGCGAAGGAAAACAATCCGGCTGCCACCAATGAAACAGACGTCATTGACATCCGCGGTACTGCGGACAATGGCTGATTTACGGTCCTGATAGGCCTGGGAGGACGCGAACTCCGGATATTCGGCTATATGCGCATACAGGAACTCAAGCAGCTCGTCGAGCGCATTGAACCCCTTGTTGCGTAACGATGCCCGCAGGTTATCTTCCTGGTACTTGTACACCTGCTGGAATGATTCGCCGTTGTCGGATTTCTGACGTTGGAATCCCGCATCGGTGATACGCATGCTGATCTCATCGAAGTCATTCCAGAACGCCAGGTTCGCGTTCGCGCGTTTGCAGATCTCCAGCAGGCGGCTGTCCAGTTTCTCCCGTTCGGTTGCCCCTTCGGTATTCTGTTCCAATACATCCGGATTTGGACCGAATTCATATATCTCGACCACTTCTCCCACCATCGCATCGCCCAATAACGGTACGAGGTATTGCCGGAAAGCATTCCGGAGCGGTGCCTCCATCATGTCAAAGGAGATGGCGGTGTTCACCTTCATCACCGCTTTCAGCTCCTTGCCGTTGTTCCATTTTTTTGCACTGAATATCATTAGCTCAATGTTTTTTTGGTACCGCTGCCGGTATCGAGGGTTACTAAAACGGTATTGCGGAAACGCAGCTCGCATTCCGGCATGCCGTTCATTTTGATATAGAGCTCTATAGGGTCCAGGATATTCTGCCGGTCAATCCACGCGTTGGCAATGTTCACAAGGAAAGCCTCACGGATATTGGAACCGCCCTGGTTGCCGGCATAGGTGCCACCGGGCATACCTGCACCGAGCACATTCGGATTCACCATCAATGCAAACAGAATTTCCGAGTTGGCGGCTGCCGACACCGGAAGATTGTCACTGCCCTGGTATTTGTTCTCCAGCGGCTTGATTTTCCACTCCTCCTCAATCCTGCCGTTCATCTCGTTCACGGCATAATGAGAGAAGATGGGCTTCTCCGCATTGTCCGGTCCGCAAAGGTTCTGCTCCACAGAATCCATGTACTTCTGTATGGCCGCCTCACGTTCCTTGGCAGAATAGTCCTTAGACGGGTATTTCTTCTCCCAGTAGGAATACGGTATCTGTACATGCCACTTCCAGGTTATCTGGTTCTTGTAGGCTTTCTTGAGGAAATGGGGGATAAGATGGGCTATCTCCACCCATCCACAAACGTAGGCGGGCCACCAGATGGGCATGCCGTAAAGGTCGTCGTTGCTCCAGCTGTCGCGTACCGGCATGATGAAACCGTCCTTCACCTTTCCGGCAAACTTCAACACCTCGGCATGCATCTGCGGGTCGTATTCGGAGAGCACATCCAGCCTGGTGTATTGGCCCTTGTCCGGACGTTGCGGCCAATATCCGGAAATGATGCACTTGCAGGCACCATATTCGTCCACTTCGGAATAGCGGCGGTAAAGCGCATTGACCGGATTGACCCCTGCAAAAGAATTGCCGGCAGCCGACGGCACAAACTGGACGGCACCGTTGCCGAACTTCAGGTAATCCCGAAGCACCTTCTCCATGTAACGCCTCACATTCCGGGAAGCAATAAAAGTCTGTACCCGGCTATCGGTAACGGGCTTCAGTATCTCGTTACCATCATTGTCGTAACCGTTCACCGTACAAGGATATATGCCTTGCCCAAGTGTCAGGTTACGAAGAAACTTCAGGCCCGTATTGAGCACGCTGGTGTTTCCTATCTCTTCAGCCGCCTTCTGGGGGAAATCATTCTCATCTCCCCATGGACGCACCTTCACTCCGTCGATGTCTATATAGGAAACATTCGACAAGTCATATGGCGCCAGGATTCGGGTACGCTCCTTCATTTCGTTCTGGGGTGTTCCCGTCGTTTCGCCGAATATGTACGTGGACTGCATCAGCAGGGGAATACCGCTTGAATTAAACAATATGTTCATCAGAATATTATTTTCTTTTTGTTATACTCCAGTATCAGGTCAATATCCACGGGGTAGGGGTGTCCTTCCGGATTTCCTTTGCAGTCGCAGGGCTGCACGCCCCGGAGCTGGTATTCCTTCATGTTCATGCGTCCTGCACCGCAGGCGTAGGCCTGGGGCATGAAATAGACCTTGCCTTCCTTGCTGACGAACTTTATCGAAAAGATGCGCCGGCGTCCGCGTTCGTCCGTGCGGATGTCCATGTCGGCCAGAGCCAGGTTTCTGCGTATTGTCTCCATATCGTTATATCATTCAAATGTATTGTCAAATGTTCTGTCGAATATCCGCCCATAAATACCATTGTCACCGGTACGCTCGAAAGCCAGATGCAGGCGTGATGCCTGACGGAATGTAAGTGAGACATTGATTTTCTCGCTGCCGGTACGCTTGTGAGAGAAATCAATGTCAGTGGTCACCACTTCTGTCGATGTTTCCGTATTATACAGCTGCAAAGAATCAGTTGTTATCAGATCCAGTACCTTTCCGTATTGTCTGGTGTCCAGATAGCCGCTGTTTACCGTACGGCTGTCAATGTATTTGGATGAAGTGCGGACGGTTCTCTGTAACAGTTCTACCGGATCACCCTCAAGTTCGGGGGAATATTCCACCAGTCCGGTGAATGCCATTGTCTCCGGCATACCGAATGCGTTTCGGTAAATGAAATTGGTGACATTCCTATACTGTCGGTCATCATTGACAAATCTCACCTTATCCTTTACAGTGCCATCTTTTTTCAATAGGACATCATAATATGTGATGGATGATACGGCAATACCGGACCGACGTACAATCTTATCAAGTGAAAAAGAAACAGCGAGCATACCGGCAGTGGCATCCACTTGCTCACTGACTGTCTTGTACTTTTCCTTTCCCGCATCCATGTAGGCTATGCTCATGTCCACCGACATGCCTTTATGGGCAGTAAAGGTTAGATATTCCATTCTATCATGGGCTGTACGGATTGTGCTCTCATGTGTCAGAAAAAGTACGTCTGACGGGGATACCGATGTGCGACAACGGCTGTAATAAGCATTGAAACTCCTCCGGACCGTGTCCTGCTTGTCTGAAAACACAGCGGTTATGGACAATGGAGCCTGATAATAAGAGACTACATTGTTTGACATCCCTTTCGGGTCATGCAGGGAGAAGTGACTGCGGAGCATTTCCCCTATCTCATGGATTACCACGTTGCCTTTCAAAGCGTAATAGCTCTCATTGAAAATCTCCGTACCTCCGGTTTCAATACGGACATTCAACTGTTCATCTGTGATTCCTGAGATTTTTATTTCCCCGATTTCCGAGATGAAGCAGTCCACTCCATCATGTATGCCGTCCACTACCATTGCCAAAGGTTTTTAGAAATGCCCAACACCAGTGACCTGTTGTACAAGTCATATCCTGCTCTGAACTCCCATTGCTTATGGCGATATTCTGCCGACAAGACTTGCCAGGAACGTCCAATTTCCAGACCTAAGGCAAGAGCATTGTTGCAGACGACCGGTTGCCGGTAGTCCACCACTACCGTGCGGTCAAGCAATGAATTGCGGGATATGACGTCGGTCAGCTCCACTTTCAGGTAAGGGCGTTCAATAATTGTATCAAGATAATGCTTCTCCGAGAAATAGTCGGCCAGTATAGCCGCCGTATCCACTTCTGTGGGTACCTCACGGACAATCACCTCCGGTTCCGGAATGGCAGAGCGTATCGTATCATGCCTGACCACCGTTTCCGGTACATGGACAATGCTCCGTTTCCGGGAACCCAGCCAGTGGCCGGCCCAGCCGGAAAGAAATGCGATAACCGCACAAAGCAACATATGGCTAACCTTCCGTCTCATCGGCCTTTCTTCTGAATTTATCCGTGACTGTCACCCACAATATTCCCACCTGCTTGATCAGCGTATCTTTCGGCTTGCCGTCGATGACCGCCAGGTTCTCCAGTATGCTTGTCACGTGCTCGACGCAGAACCAGGTCATGACGAACACCTTGACAATGGAAAAGAATAGGGTGGCCAGCAGCATGACAAAGCTTTCTTCTGCTCCGGCCTTGCTCTCCAGATAGAACGAGTGGGTGATATAGATGATAGTCAGCCAGATACACAGCTTGATGATGCAGCGTGAGAAACGGAAGCTTTCAAATCCTATTCCCTGGACCTTGCTTGCCCGGATGCCCGTCCACATCTCTGAGACAATGGCGACGAGCATGGCCATGGCCAGGAACGGTGTAATGCCTATCCATTCGCTGACTACGGCAGTGACGGCGCTGAAGGAGATGGCCGGAAATTGCAGGTTGTACTTGAAGCTCGGAGCCACCGAAAGAAAGAACTCCTTCGGTGAATCATACCCATAGGTGGCGACGAATCTTGTGAAAAAGCGTATCATATCTCTTTTTTTGTCACAAAGATAGAACCCAACCATCCGCTCTCATAGGACAAAAAAAGCCCCTCCGTGGTTGAAGGAACGGTAACACGACCAGCCATTCCGCTTTTCGGGCCCCATTCCGTTTGCGAGCGTGCGAGCAAACGGAATGGGTGCGCCCTGCACCCCTCCGTCAAATCAGCCCCTCATCGCCAAAACTGTAATATCCACCATTCGTTATAATCACGTGGTCTATCATTGTGATATTGAATAACCCTGCCGCCTTTTTAAGTTGCTCCGTCAGCCTCTTGTCCTCATTGCTCGGTCGGATGTTGCCACTCGGATGGTTATGTACCGCTGCAAACTGAGTAGCCCCCGTATCAATCAGCACACGCATAATCAGCCTTATATCCGCTAAAGTCTGGGTTATGCCGCCTACCGATATGCGTACTTTCTTGATGAGCTTGGCAGATTGATTGAGAGATATGACCCAAAACTCCTCATTCGGCAAATCTCCTATCAACGGCCCCATCAGTTTGTATATGTCTGCACTCCCGAATATCTCCCTGCGTTCCACCTGCTGCGACTGTTGCCTCTTGTATATCTCCACGGCTGCCACGGCTACCCTCCTGCGTCCAGGAGTCAAAGAGGAAAACAATTTTTCAAGGTCTATCACTTCGTTGCTGCGTTCGATGTCCGAAACAATCTGTCTGTTGTTGCTGATTTCGTACAAAAGTTCACTGTCGCTCATGTAGCGGCATGGGCTATCAAATAAAGTATTCATAATATCCGTTTTTTATTAGGTAGCCCACCCGAAAGTGGGCTATTCTGTTTGTTATTCACTGATTAGAAGCTGCTCCAGTTCTTCGATTTTTGATTGTATTTTTTTCTTCATAAACTTTATGAACTCGGCCAGCAAATAACGGTTAGAAATGGTAAAGATGTCGCTATTACTGCCATAGCCCGAAGCGTCCGTAAATCGCAATTTATAGAGGGTCGTTTCAAAAGAGTTGTCCTCTTGCAGCTTTCCTGCCGCTTCATCCAGCTTATCCATAGCGTTGATGAATGCGGTACGGTTACGGGAAATTTCTTTCTTCCGTTCCAGCTCGGCCAAACATTTCTCCAGCTCTTTCGTCTTGCGGTTGATTTCCTCCTGCAATTTGGCAGCCTCGTCCTTCTTGGGGTTTTTCCCTTTACTCTTGGGTGTATCTGGCTTTTCCTCTTTCTCCGGTTGCTGTTGGGGCTGTTTTCCCTGCTTTCCTGCCTCTTTCATGGTTTCTACTGCTTTAGTTACTTCCTGACCGATTGTTTTTACTTCTTTTTCCATTGTTGTAAATTTAAAAAGTTAATAATTAATGATTTATAAATAGTTGGTTAACCTACTTCTCTAACTTGTGTACCTGGCTTTCGGCAAAGAGATAGCATAAAGGAAAAAAGTCCTCTTTTGCTTCCTCTTCCTTACCCTGCTTTTTCTGTTCCTCAATGCACTGCTTTTCCGCTTTCGATGTGATGGGCATTCCCCATATAAGCAGGGCTTTTTCTCCCTTGCGGACGGTGTAGCCAGCATCTTTCCACTCCTTGAAAGTCTTTAGGTTGGTGTACCCTTTGCAGGCATAGTAAAACCGCAACAGACCGTTTACCGTGTCATCCTCGTTACCCATATATTCGCCCAAATTTCTGCGAGCGACCAACGACTGCGACAATGTTTTTAACTGCTGCCTTTTCAGCAAACGTGCTTCACGTTCTTTCTTTTCGTCGCTTTCCTTTTTCATGATTCGATATATTAATATGTTATGTATTAAAATATTACGCCTCTATAATCACATAATCCTCCACCGTCTGAAAGTACGGGTCGGCCGTTGAAAGCAATTCCCACTTCTTCCCGTTCATATCCCGAAAAAGAATGCTCAATTCCCTAATCCCGTCAAATTTCTTTAAAATTCTGTACCCTTTGAAATACTTGTTCAAGACCTCGATAGCTTGTTTGTAAGTGAATGTTTTCATAATGCTGCAATTTTTATGTTGAACCTTGGTGTGAGCCTTTTCAAATTTGGCTGTTTCCCTGATTGGAGCTTTTTTTTTCTGCGTCGCCTGTCGCTACGCGGTATGTTTCGCCTTTTTTACGCTGCATCAAAAGGTGTTGTAAGGAGCAAGAGCAAGTTTTTCAGAAAACCGGAACGGCCTGAATACTACCCGAAGGGTGGAGATTTTTTCGGAAACGCCAGCCCGAACTTGAGCCAGTGACGTCAACATTTACCTTTGCAGCACAAAAAAGCGAAACTGCGTGGTGATAGGGGACAGAAATGAAGGGCGACAATCAGAAAAGGAAACAGCCTGAAACGCATAGTTGAAAACTATACCGCTCTACGGTCTCTACCTTAGCTATTGAAACGGAAAAGACCGGGTCTACCTGCATGGATGCGGACAAACGCAAGTAGCTGCCGCTACTTACCGCTGAGACGCGCAAAATCCGTACTGGAGGAAATAGATTTGCCTGCCTGTTCCTTCAGTACGGATTTTGCGCGCGCCGTGCTCTTTGTTAATGAATGTTATAAGAAATATACTTCTTTGATAATGAATACAGAATACCCCTCTTTCCATCCGAATGGAAACAGAAACGGAAGTTTCTGCCGACCGCGCCCTATCCAAAAACGCAACCAAAAGCGCAAGAAACAAGGAAATATGACAAGGAGGATGCCCCTCGGCCAGTCCTGCATGTGACGTTCTGTCCTAAAGTGCAGCGATTCCCATTGCGGACGTTGCGAGTCCTGCCATAAGCATTGCGATTGTGATTGCGGATGTATGTGTATGAGGTGAATCAGATACGTGCGTCCACGAATCCGTATGCCTGCCTGAGCAGGTGCCCGTACTTCGTCCATACACGCTTATCCACCGCATCACCGAAGTGGGTGGCTTCTTCCGGAAGGATGGACTGGTTACGCTCGCTGCGCTTATCCTTGGCAAAACGCCCCTCGCGGTCCTCGATGACACGCGTGTTGTTCATGGAGATGAGTGTATATTTGCATTTCGAGCCGTTGAAACGCTTCTTCGGGAACCGTTCGTCTTTCTCTGCCAGGATGGAAGCCCAGAGCAGGTACTTGTCATGCTGCGGTGGCTCCATGCCCGCATGGGTGTGCTGTTCCACCGTCCACCCATGTTTCTCCAGACGCTCGATGGCAAGCTCGTTGTAGGACTTCTTGTTGTTGGCACGGCGTGCATCCCCGTAACGGTCACGGTAATAATGCAGGTGTTTGTTGATATGGTTACGGTAGTAGTGACAGAACTTGTCCATCAGCGCGTTCACCATGGTGTCATCCTCTTCATCACGCTTGACGAAGAACTCGTTGATGTTGTTGTCCACCGGCTCGCGGGTCAGCAGCTTCGTCACGAAGTCATAGTTGCGCTCCTGCGCCACTTCCAGGAATGAGGCAGCAGAACCCCAGTCGGGTGTCAGCTCTATCGGCTGGTTGGGATTGCAGTCCAGGTCACGCCGGCTGTCATCGTTATTGGCAAGCTGCTGCCAGTTGTAGTTATGATCTTCGGCAAAGTCACGGATATAGTCGTCATTGGTCGCATTGTAATAGATATGGCGTTCATCCAACTGGTAGTAGCAGCTATCAATCTTATCCACCATGAAGTTCAGGATCTCTATCATGAAGGAAAGCTTATCCATCACCTTGTACTGGTTCAGGATATAGTTCATGCCCACATTGGCGATGTTGTCGAAGATGGAGCCAAGGATAAAGAGCGTGCCGTCACGTGAAACGAACGGCGTGATACTTTGCCTGAGACGGACGGTCTCGTTCCAGATCTCCTTGAACAGTCCCGCATCATTCGCAATCCTTGCATCAATGAGCTGCATCTGTAACCGCACAATCTTATTCCAGACATCAAACAGCCGGATGCCGCGCTCTTCTTCGTAGTATTTGGCAGGCTCCAGCAGCCACTTCTGCTCCGGCGTGTAAGGCATGGAGGAGAGGAAGGTGTTGCCGTGATGCTTCAGAACGGGATTCTCGGACTTGCGGCCAAAGATGTGTTCATTACCCCGGTTGGTCGGCGCCGCCTCCTGGTCGAACTTCTCCTTGTCGAGTGTCAGCGCTTCATCGGTGATGTTGTAGTCCGCATTCGGACCGCGGCTGTTGCCGCCCTGGGTGAGTATATAAAGCATGTGCCCGTTGCTGAAGCTGATGCCGTACTCGAATGACATGATGTGCTCGTATGGCTTGTACCATCCCTCGATGGGACGGCGGCACACCACATAGTCACCGGTCTTGCTGACCGGGTCCCACTGCTTATAACCGAGCATCTCCAGCATCTTGAACGCTGAAGGCAGGGTTTTAGTCAACGCCTGCCCGATGGTGGCCTGGGTGAGTGTGGTGATGCCGCGTGGCATCAGCCGGATGTTGTCATCTATCACGGCACCGGTAATGAATGATTTACCCGTGGCACGCGAGTAGATGACATATCCGTTCTTGTACGGCATCACGAGGAATGCCGCCTGCGCCGGATTGACCTGTATGACCTCTTCCCAGACGTTTTCGTCCATTGTCCTGCCGTATCAATATCGTGGGAAAACAATGTAGTTCACACCTTCGGAGGAAGTCATGCGGGGCATGTCCTGCCCGGTGTCAGCCAGCAGCTGCGGCACCTCTTCCGGCCTGAACCTGGCGGATACGGTACAGACAATCTGTGTCTTGCTGACCGATACCATATCAATGTGCTTATGGTCAACCAGGTAAGAGATGAGTCGTTTGTTTGTCAATTTTTTCATGGGTAATCTGTTATGAGTTCATTATTTCTTCAGCTTGTGCGTCGTCGATAGGCGTGTACATCGAATCCACCAGAACCTTCTGCTCTTCCTGGGAAAGGTTGCGGACGGCATTTAGGGGAATATCCACCTTTTGCCCCATACTGTTGATCTGGATGTAGAATACGTTCTTCTCCATGCGTCGCGGGTCCTCGACGGAAGCCGGCTTCTCACCAATCATCTGATGCAGCACTTTCTTGGCGTTGTTCCATTGCTTGAGATCACCTTTGAGCTTGCAATCCCGGATAAGCTGAATCTGGTCCTTGATCATCCAGGCATACCAGAAGTCCCAGTCGAACTGGTGCTGTGTCTTGAACAGCTCTTTTGCCAGGGCGATGTCCTTCCTTATCTGGGTACGCGAGATACGGTATTTTGCCAGCATGATGTTGATGATGTGGCTCTCGTTCGGATAGTCATCCAAAAGACGTGCTATCTGCAGCACCCGGTTGCACTGCACACGCAGATGCTCCGGCAGCGGACTGTTCTCCGGGTCGATGATGTGCTGCTGTATAAGGTCGTAGGATTGCTCCTCCAGTGCGGCCTTGCTTTTGGATGCCGTCAGACGGTTGTTATTCATACTCAAGATACTGCTGTTGCGATTTGATGAACTTGATAAGCTCCTGCTGTGCCGGGTTGCTGCCATTGACGGCCGACTTGATGAGTGACTCCCGGAGTTCAACCGTCTGGCGAAGATGCCCCCGGTAGAAGGCGGTCCGGACTTCGGTGCCCGGTGTGCGGAGTTCCGCGAGAAAGTCCGTCTCATCGGCACCTATATTGATGGCTATCAGCCCCGGAGGGATCAAACGATAGGCCATCTTCTCTATCTCCTCACGTTGTTCCTGAGTCAAATTCATCATTCAGCATTTTAAAGTCAAAATCAAAAATATCTCTGCCGGTATGGATGATTCCACGTTCCAGCTTCGGGTTGTGCGTGGCGTTCTGGCTGCCCACTACGGTAATCTTCCAGTCCTCGTTATACAGCAGCGCCACCTTCGCATGAAGCGCGAGGCAACGGTAGCAGTCCGGGAACGTGGTCACCAGATAATCGAACGGTTTGGGTGATATGCTGCGTACCCGGTTGTCTATCAGGAACCGCACTGACAACAGCTCGCCCGTTTCCACTTTCCGGTGGATCGCCGCAATGCTGTCCATGGAGATGGAATAGGTGGTAAGCAGCAGGTGTGCCGGCCCTGTCTGTTTAAGAATATAGAAAATCAACTGTATCAGGTTGAACGCCCCTGAAGAGTAGAAATGCTTGTCCCTGCCGGGTACCAGCACCCCCATGGCGTCCGGATGCAGCAGCTTCTCCGCAGCCAGGTCGTGGCCGGAGGCTGCCGCATCCGTTCGGTGGATGTAGCCTGTCGGGTATCGGTCTCCCTGCATAGGACTTACTGCATCATCCACCGGCATCATCTTATTCTCAATCTCGCTGCAACAGACCAGCATAACCTAACCTATTGCAGTTCTGCCAAACGATATTCTATCCTTTCCACCAGTGCTTCCTGGACAGCCACCTTCTTCTCGTATTTCACGCGTTTGGGGCAGTCGGGAAGGGGATTCTCCTTGCCGTCCTTGGGCTTGCTTTCCGAAGAGTACAGCAGCATGTTCCTTGCCTTGGTAATCTTGCTCTTGGCATTGGATTTCGCTTTCTTCAGTTCTTCCACGGATAGGGAACTGATGTCGGTCTCGTCCTCTTCCTTTTCCGGATTTTCTTCGGGGGTATCCGTTTTTTTGTAGAGTTCGTCCAGCTGTTCTTCAGTCGGCAGTTCCCTGTCCTGCTCGAACTGCCTTTTGATGGCAGCCAGCAGTGTCATGCGGTTGGAGAGAAAGGCTATACGGGCGACAATATCCTTGCGCTGCGTGCATACAGCCTGCGTGTTTGTCTCACCCAGTCCGGCAAGCATCCGGTGCTGGAGTGAACGTTCGTTGTAGCATTCCCGGAAATCATAGATGATTTTGGCCATCACCGGAGGATAGGCGGGCTGTTCGTCCGCCTCACGCGCCAATTCCCTCTCCGCAACGGCGACAATGGCGGCAGCCGTCTCTTCGGGAACCGTCTCGGAACGCCCGTCATTGCCCGGCATTGCATCATCTGCCAGGTCCACATCCTCAAAGCGCGGATCATCCGGATGGTACCACACCTTGATCATCTGCCGGATCTCGTATTCCAGCTTCTCGCGGGTATGCGGCTTTTCGCCCTGGCGTGCCAGACGTGCGGCGACAAACCCCTTATATCCAGAACGGGTCAGGATATTCACACCGGTGCTGTAATCACGTTTCTGCGAGTTCAGCCACTTGATGCCGTCCCTGCGCGCCTCAATGTAGTTCTGTGTAATCTTTGACATTGTATGTACGTTGTTTTTTGATGATACGCAAAGCTATTGCGATTTTTGTTGCCGGAATAGGACAAAACAAAATGTCCGCCCCTGCGTGAGAGCGAGAGACGGACATGAACAACCAATCATGAACAAAAAAGTCTTATGGATCTTCTGATGCGGCTTTTACAGTCAGGATGTCCTCCGTGTCTCCCTCATACACACATTTGCGCGGTGCAGTAAAGGTGTAGTGGAGGGTGTTCTGGTTGCGGGCAGTGGAGCTTGCTCCGGTAGTGGCACCATCACCCGACGCACGGAGCGCGCCGCGCCGCTTGTCACCCATCAGGTAGTTCGTGCCGTTGTTGTCGGTCACGATAAAGAACATCTTGCGCCCTTTGGTCGCATTCTCAAAACCGAATATCTTCTTCCGCATTTTGGCCGAAATGATATTCAGGTCCATCAGGAACGATTCCCCGCCGCTTTCTCCCTGGTCGGTAATCTTGAACTCGGCCAGCTCGTCGGTGAAATCCATCTTGTATGCACGACAGTTTTCCTTCATGACCAGGTCGCCAACCAATGTACCGGCTTCTTCAAGAGAAAGAGGGGATTCCGTCTTTTTCGGGTAGTCCGGCCATGTGGCCACATCCGCATGATAACCGAAGATGACGGACGGTATGATACCGCCCATGTTGTCCTGGTTCTCGCAGTCCATTGCCTCGTTGATGTCATCAAGGGCAATACATAATTTAGGGTCTACTTCTGCCATAGTCGTAGGGTTTATTCGGATTTAACAACATAGGTGCCCGTCACCTTCTCCACTTTGCCTGCAGCGGGCGTCTTCTTCTGCACGGCAGGAGTGGTGTATCCGGCAGCTTCCAGGAACTCGACAGTATATTCCTTTCCACCGGGAACTGCCACATATGTACCGGACTCACGCCAGGCTTCCTCGCCCTGGATGCGCCATTTGCCTCCGTTGTTGACCGCTTCATCCGGCGTAATGGTCACTTCAATGTATCCGAACGGATTGGTTCCTTCCGGGTCCACCGGACGATCGTTGACGCAGAACTCGGACTTGTGCACAGACACGAACTGGAAGCCGATCAGATACTTGCCCGCAGCGTCGAAGGTATAGGGGTTGCCGGACATGAACGGCTTGATGGACTTGAAGTCGCTCTCCTTGTCAAAGCCGTAGCATACGTTCTCCTTGGTGGTCAGCATGACGAACTGGCTGCCGTCGGGAAGGTTCGGAACACGCACCAGCTCGCAGCGGTTGTTGGAACCAAGTAGGTGCTGCGTGTCGGAAGTGTCCTCCTTGAGTCCGATGACAATGGTGCCTTCGTCCTTGCGCCAGTCATCGTACATGTCTCCCAGATCGTCGGAAATGAACATCTTGATGTTCTTCTTGCGCTTGAAGGTACGCGGCATGTGGCGCCACATTTCCAGCAGCTTCTCCCCGATATCGGCGCGGGACAGTTCACCGGTCGCATAAACGTTTCCCTCGGCACTGGAGATGTCCCCGACAGCCTCGCCTTCAGTAACGATGGTACCGATACCGTCGAAAGAGTCCTGAATGTCTGTCTTTTCTTCATCCGCACTGTATTTTGCCGTGAAAATGGCAAACAGCAGGTCATTGGATGCCAGTTCGTGCCCGTGGTTGATCAGCCACAGCTCGAACGGGTGTTCCTTGCGGAGTGTACCTGGAACCTCGGCGATGTAGGTACGTCGGTAGCGCTCAGGCTCGTCGGACATCTCCATTACAACGGGACGCACAACCAGACGTCGGGGAACAATCTTGCCCAGATACTTTCCGGCAGTGAATTTGCCGGTGTACTTGCCGGAGATGCTTCCGCCCTCCACCTTGCCCAGTTCAAGGGAGTCGGTAATGCCCGGTACCGGAGTGAAATGTCTCAACACCTCCGAGGCGTCGAGCTTGTCGACCGCCTTCAGGATGTCCTTGTGCTTTTTTACCGCGGTCAGAACGGCGGTAATGTCAATAGGTGCTTTAAAATCCATAATAGAATAGTTTAGGTGTTACTCATTCTCAAAACTGTTGATCGGGTCTGTGGCGATGTCCGCAAACTTGTTGTCTTCGTTCGCTTCCCGGTGGCTGTCGGTACCCGTTCCGGGTATCTTGGCGACAATGTCACGGATAACTTGTACCTTGGCCTTGTTGTCGGCGGCATTCTTGATGCTGTCACTCAGGCTGTCAAGGTCATTCACGACTGCCGTCAGACTGTTTTCGGCGGTCTCCTTGGCAGTGTTGGCGACAGCCAGGTCATTCTCCGCTTTGGCTTTCGCTTCGTTGGCGGCCTTGACGGCGTCATTGATGGCCTGCAGATTCTCTACGGTAAGCAACATCTTGCCGTCTTTTTCCTCAATGCCTTCGCTGTTGAGGATCTGATTGATGAAAGTAAATTCTTTACGCATAACTGTATTTGAATTAGAAATGTCAGTCTTGTTGCCGGTAGGGAACAGCCCTTTGATACCGTCGATAATCTGGGAGACCAAGTTTTTGCCTTCCGGTTCCGGCTTCTCCTCCGAATCGATAGCCGGCAACGGTAGACCAAGCGCGGTGAAGCAGTCGGTCATTTCATTGGTCACCTGCGGCTTTTTATGGGTACCGGGAATGATCCTGTCTATGAATCCCCATTCCTTGGCTTCGGCGGCAGGCATCCAGCGTTCCTCTTCCATCAGGGTGATAATCTCCTTCAGGCTTTTGCCGCTACGGTTGATGTACTTCTGTGCAATCATCAGGTCAATGGCTTCCGCGCTCTTCTTCTTGTTCTGCAGTTCCTTGATGGTGTCCTCCAACTGGTCTGCATTGAGCTGGCCCCAGATGTCCACTCCCAGGCTGCATTTATGCGCCAGCCACATGCCGTCCTCGTGCATCTCGATGGACTTGGCGCCGAACGCCAATATGGTGGCCGCCGAAGCGTTGAAGCTGATGAACTCCACCGTCACATTGCCGTGCTCGGCCATCAGGGCGGACATGGCAACCGCTTCGGCCACATCACCGCCATAACTGGAAACCTTCAGGCGTACGGGCTGGCCTTTGGCCTTGTCAAGGAAGTATTTCAGATAGTTTTTGTTGTACCAGTAACGGTCAATCGCTCCGAATAATGTGATAACTGTCTCGTTCATAAAACTTATTTTTGCGCAAAGAAAAACGCAAAAAAAACGGTACCCAAGGACATCGGGCACCGTCAGCGGACATATAAATGTTTGACTGAAAGAGTGTTGTGTGTCAGCAAAGGACGTTGTACGGTTATATTTCCTCCATGTTTTCAATATAGACGGTCGGTTCATCCTGGATGCAGGTGAACGTGAATGAGGTGCCGTTCCGTTCCGACACGGAACGTCCGCTTGTCTTGTTTGTGGCGAACAGCATGAGTGCGTCCTCCTGCCCGCACCAATGGACCGCCCCGTTGCCGTCCACTGCCAGTACATACCACAAGCCACGCTCCAGCGTCTCCATTAAATGATGATTCACTGAGGAAAGTTTTGGAATCACCCCTTCGACCGACACATTCCAGCAATCCCCCGCATCATTCACCTCCTTGTCCTCATTATAGGAATAGGTGTCATTGGCATATACCGGTATGGAAACAATATCCTCCCGGTTGCGGAGTTCCAGATAGTTCAGACCGGCGGCATAGTCCTTACGGATTTGCACGAACGAGGCCGGAGGCACGGCAATCACCTGCAACAATCCTCCGACGTTTTCAAAATCATAATGCATTGCTTTCATAAGCCATTTTTCCCTGCTGGGAAATTGTCCCGAATTCGGACAACTTCCCCAAAATTATACGGTTAATAAAGTCTAAAATCGTGGTATTCTCCACCGTTTTCCTATATCCATGCCGGTTATACTCCCTGCGGATAGTCTCATAAGACCAGGTGTCGTCATCAAAGCCGAAGCTGTTCTGAAAGTTGCGGATGGCGGTCGAGAGTGGGATTCCGATACTGACATGGGTGTCGAGATAGAGGAAAAGCATCTGCTTGATCCGTCTTTCCACCTTGCTGCCGAACGCCACCACTTCGGTATTCGACATCGCCCATCCGTATCGGTAGAAGTCATCACGGCGTATCTCCACCGCCACGTTGGCGGTATATCGTGCCAGGGTCCGGTATCTGTTCTCGTATCGTCCGGGTTTTGCAAGCCTGGAAAGGAAGTCGTTCTGTAGCTCCTTGTCCGGGGACAGATTGACTATTTCGGTCCAAGTGTCGTCCGGGGCATTGAAATTGTACAGCAGGAATTGCTTGACATAAGGCTTGCAAGGGAGCCAGCAAACAAATCGGTCTTTCTTCGTCATTTAAAGCATTGATTTTTATACAAAAATACGCATATTGATTAATATATTCATCACTCTCTTGTTTTTTATTGCAGGTATTATGCATCATGTTAAAGGTATTGCCGTGTTCTCAAATCCGCTTGTAAACTCATATAAAAGACT